TATATTGCCAAACCAGTGGTTAAAAATAAGTTTTGGATTGTTGAAGATGAGGGCAATAAGGTTGCCACAATCCAGGCAATCGATGAGGGTGGCTTTGCTTACGTCCATGATAACGAACGTGAAGTATTCCCATCAATTAAATTGTTGACGTCCAAGTACAACATCCAAATTGTTAAGGCTGAAAAGAAACAAACAGTCAAGCAAGAGGTGTATGATGTCTATGGCTATCCTGCACCCAGCAAGCCACATAATGAAGTACTTGACGTGCAACGTTACTTGCCTATCTACACTACTTCAGCAAAGTCCAAGAGCTTCTATTGTGCAGGACATTATCTAATCAAGTATTCAAGCACATGGGTTCACACATACTGCCCAAAAATTATCACGTTGAATCGTTATGAATACCAAGGCCCGTTTAAAACTAAAGAACGTGCTACTGATTGGTTGAAGGAAGAACATGGGACTTGATCAATTACAAGTAATGGCTGGGATTACCGTATCTGCGGCAGTCACCGAAAATCTAGCGCCATATACTAGGTGCAAGGCAGATGACGTCGCATATCTTAGAAGTAAGATGCCTAATGCATCCGCTGAGACCTTGGACATGATGCGGTTCTATCTTATTTTGGCCGATACAAAGTCCATCACTGGCGTTGACGTCTTCGAGGAAAAACCCGAAGACTTTAATGCATTTATGACGCAGTTTAAACTATGGGAAGTACTTAAATCATGAGCGACTTACCATTTCACATCAAGAAGTTTAACGAAAAGGTGCGTATTCTTAACCAAACAAGCGCCAAACAGGTCATTTTAACGCCTGAAGAAGCACGTAGCTTGCACGCTGAGATATACGACCTAATGGCAACTATATCTAACTTAACCAAAGCACAAACTACACAACCCACAGTAACAAACATCAGTATGGATGGTGGGTCTTTTAAGTAATGTGCGTATATTACGGCATAAATACATTGTTATATCGAGGATAATAGATGTCTAGACCAAAACCAACGGTGTTGTTGGACCATGTAAATAAATCAACATACAAAAGTCAGCAAATTTTGGCTAGTGAAGGCATCTGGGCAGTGTTCTATGATGGGCAACCTATCAACATGAAAACGTTTAACGTCTTGGTGAACTATCCAGGACCAAAGTATGCCAAGATCAGCTTCAGTAATCCTGGTCACGCAATTAACTTGTGCAAGAAGCTCAACACGTTGTTTAAAACAAACAAATTCACAGTTGTTATATTAAAGCAAGGTGAGCAAATCTTCCCATAAGCGTTATACGCAACGCCAGTTAACAGAAATATTCTGCAAGCAAGCGGGCATACCGTTTACACACGATTACACTACTGCATGGTGGGTTAATCCACTAGACAACAATAGTTTGCGTCTGACATTCCACGGGTTAAAGTTTACAAAGTCTAATCTAGGTCTTTCTAGCTACGAATTTGAATTACCGGACACAGTGACTAATCTGGATCTATTAAGGTTAGAGCGATTGTTTCCAGGCCCGTACTTTTTGATAAAGCGCACTAAGTTTATTGTGTTTGAAGAGCAGGAAGCATCTATGATGACATTGTTAAGTAGCGATCTAACACAATATTTGGACAATCTAGAAATAAACTATAAAAATAATTAATGGGAAATTTATGACAGTAGGAATCATTGGGTATGGTTTTGTGGGTAAGGCAGTTGCATCTGCATATGACGATATAATGATCGTTGATCCTGCTTACAAGGAATTTAATTGGACTACAGACGATCTAATTGAAAAGTGTGACACTATCTTTATTTGTGTGCCCACACCACAAAGTGATACTGGTGAATGTGATACATCTATCCTTAATAAAGTGCTAAATGATCTTGCTGGTTATGAAGGCGTGGTTATCTGTAAAAGCACAGCAAGTCCAGAGTTTTATTCAAATGCAGAAGCTCGCAGTGGATTACAATTGGCGCACGTACCAGAGTTCCTTGTACAAGCTACAGCAACTAATGACTATCTAAATCCACATAAGATCGTGATCGGGTGCCATTGGACTATCCAATCCAAAGTCTATCACGCAATCATGACTGATAAGATCACATTTAAGGGCACGCCAGAATTCTGCGCGATTGACGAAGCGAGTATGTTCAAGTACATGGCAAATACAATGCTGGCCATGAAAGTAATCATGAACAATGAATACAAAGATCTTTGCGATAAGATGGGCATGAACTATAACGCCATTGCCCGAATTGCCCAAACAGATCCACGACTAGGCACAACACATTGGGCAGTCCCAGGCCCAGATGGTGAACGTGGTTTTGGTGGAGCGTGCTTTCCCAAAGACACTGCGGCCTTAGCTGCAATTGCACGTACCCATGGAGTTGATACATCAATGTTATTCAATGCAGTTGCAAAAAACACACATTACAGAAAATAATTTTGACAAATAATTAATTGACAATGTGAAATTAAACATATATACTATGAATGATCTAAACAGATCATAGTTTTAAACAAAAAAGGAAATACTTTAAAATGAAGAAAATTGCATTAGCAACATTATTGGCCCTAGCGGCTGTTTCAGCAAGTGCTGTAGAAGTCGGCGTAGTTGGTGGTACTGACTTTGTTAATGGCGGCAAAAATTACGGCACAGCCGGCGTTACCGTTGGTGAACACTTCGGTTCATTCAGCGTAACTGCTGACGCATTGCGCCAAATTAAGAATGACACAAACAAGTTCGACCTATTGGCCGGATATGATGTGTTCAAGTTTGGTTCAGCCACATTGACAGCAAAAGCTGGTGTTGCATTTATTGACAACAATTTGGCTAAAGGCGATAACCGTTATGCTGGCGTTATCGGTGCTGGTGTTAGCGTTCCTGTTACTTCTAAAGTATCAGCAACTCTTGACTACCGCTTTACTGATACTAAAGACTCAGTTGAAAAGTATCAACAAGGTAGCACAGTGCTAGTGGGCGTTAAGTACGGGTTCTAATTAGAACTAAGTTTAACCAGAAAGGCTACTTTGTAGCCTTTTTTGTTGACTGTAAATTAAAGACGTCATACAATACGTATTGTGCGCTAGTAGCTAAATGGTATAGCAGGGGCCTCTAAAGCCCTGAGCCGCGGGTTCGATTCCCGCCTAGCGCACCATTTCTTTAACCTTTAAATTAGAAAGTCACATATGACAACGTTGGTAAAACAAACTGCTACAGCAACTACTGGTAAAATCAAAGTAACTGCAAAAACAAACGTAACTGCAACATCCACAAAGGTAGTGCATGTACAAACTTTGACAACTGCACCAGTCCCAGTTAGTACTCTACGCAAGAAAATTGCAGGGTATGCAAGTATGACTCAATATCAACGCCAAAAGGCAATGGATGCATTGAGCGTACCACGTACATTGAAGCGTCTCACAAATAACTGCAAGAGCAAAGCAATTCGCGACAACAAGGAGTTTGATATTGATCACGCATACTTGTTGAAATTGTGGAAAGCACAAAAAGGTCTATGCGCATACAGCGGCACGCCATTGACTTTGGGCTCAGGCACTCACCGCAATCCTAATCCAAATCGTGTGAGCGTTGATCGCCGCAATAACGCCAAAGGCTACATCAAGGGCAACCTACAGCTAGTCAACTGGCAAGCAAACCAAGCAAAAGGTTCTGGTACCCCACAAGCTCTTGTGACATTCTGCAAGGCAGTGGCTACCAACAACTAATCAAGTAAACCCACAAACACTGAACAAAGATTTATATGCATGTACAAATAAATCCGGAATTCATCACGCCAGTCGACGATTGGTCCGTGTTTGTGGGTGAATTGCGCTATAGTTACAATTCATTTGGCGTTGACATAGCATATCATGACGTCGCCAATCTTGAATTGTACCGTAGCTTACACAAGTTTGAAAACTTACTTCCAATAGAACCTGATTGGATTGAAATCGCAGTGATGACTGGTAAGGGTCGACTATATCCACACAGGGATCATGGCACCACCGCATCTTTAAACTACTATGCGCAGACATCTGGCATAGACACCACGAACTTCTACTACGCCAAGACGGATGCAAAACCGCGCACGTACCCTGGCAGTACTGAAGCAAATTGTTATTCATATGATGATGTGGTTATGCCACCATATGAATCTTTCACAGCGCAACCAAATGAAGCATATTTGTTTCGTTGCAAAAACATACATGACGTTGAAAAACTTACTGATGAGCCTAGAATTATGCTATGCTATCAGTGGCGATATAAGAACTTTTTGGAAGTGAAAAAAGGTCTTAGTTCACTATTAACGCAGTAAAGGACAGCACGGTAAGGATGACGCCCGTGGGGGCTGGTAACATACCAAGACGGTATGGTAACGGGAAACCAAATTAGCCGAACCCTAAGTTACGATCATCCCTTCCGACAGTCGGGAAAAAGTGCATATGCGAAAGCAGTCAGCGGAGATTGGCAATGTATTGCATATTGGGTTATGCTTACGAAATTGGTGATGCTGGCAAGTG